AAAATTGCTATGGTACTTACCCTCACCAGCTTGCATGTACTCATACATCTTCATGTCAAGTTCTTGCTGATACAACACATATTCGTTACCATTGACAACACTTGCAAGAACCAGCTTAGGATTTCTAGGCATGTTCTCAAAATTAACACCAATAGTCTGACAGTCTGAACCATCAAAGCAAACCATCATGTCATTACTCATGGGTGGCTCACTAGGTTGACCAAGAACAAACGCACCTACAGCTGCAACTGGACTTGATCGCATCAAACTACTGGCAACACTTCCTTGGATGCCTTCATGTGTATTGCTTGACGTCATACCTTTCTGATTGACAACCTTTGTAAATTCTCGCATATCGGAGACCCACTTAGGTTGAAACGAAAGAACAACACGACCAGATGCTGCAGTTGAGTAACGACCAACATTGAACCTTGGATTGACCACTGCTGCACTGATTGCATTACCTACATTGTCTAGTCGATTGACCACTCGCTCACGTTCACCAAACTCTTGGAAGTCTGCACTGAACTCAGTAGTGTTCCGAACGATACGATTATCCTTTGGAACAACATCTGCAGCAATCTCAACCTCATGACTAAAGCCATCGTTGCGTTGTGAAACAATACGATACGATTTGATCACACCACCATTGTACTGGTCGATCTCCTCAACTGCTCTTCCATCTCGTACTCGATTCTCTCCAATGATAAAGGTACTTGCACCTTTCTCTAGTGCCAGCACTTTAGCATTTTCCAATGCTGCGTTGTAGTTGGCACCATAGCCAGTAACAGTAACCTGTTCAGCGTATGCAAACGATGAAGCAAGTAAGAGTGCAAGTAGAGTCTTTTTCATTTACATTCCATTCATCATCAAACGAACATTGGTAGCAGCATTGATACTTTTCTTAGAAACAGTAATCTGCACTGACACCATGTTTGACTCACGATCAACTTCACGTTTAGAGATGTACGCACCCTTTATGATACCTTGTGCATTGTCAGTAAGTTTCTCAGTGACCGATTGCGAAATGCGACTTGCACGTTTGCGTTCTTCTTCACTGAATTGTCCACCATCAACTTCAGAGTCACTACCGAATAGATCGTTAGTCTTTGTCTCTTTGTTTTTCTTCATGGATTCATTGTTCTTGGTGTTGACAAAATCTTGCAACGCAGACTTGCTAATGTTCTCAGATGCTTTACCAGACTTTACATCGTTGTTCAAGAACTCAACCAGATTGCGTTTGGCACGCATGGTTGCAAGCATGAATGCTTCGTCTCGTCCCTGAGCATGGTTGAAGTTGATTGGTGCAGTGCCAACTGTTTTGATAACGAGCCACTCACCTTCTTCAGAAAATTGCAGTTGCACTGCGCCAGCTGACTCAAGAAATTCGGCTTCGGACTTCTTGATTTCTGGTTTCTGTTCCAGTTTGTTCTCGACCTTGACTACTGGCTGGGGTGCTTTGTTTCCGAAAGAGGAACACCCAGTTGCAAAGACTGCAACTACTGCCAAAGATATAAGACTACGTTTCATTTCACTTCTCCTATGATAAAAAAATAATGATCAATTTTTGTCTACTTGACGAACGATCTCTTGTGTTTGCTTCACACCTTGATCAAGTAGACGTGCAATACCAGTGAACCCAATGGTTGTTGCAGTAATACCAACGATAACACCAATGATAAAATTACCCATGTCAAAACTCCATAATAAAAATTAAATTTAACGGTAGTAGCAGAAGTTTCCTGTCACTACTTGACCATGAATCATCTCACTCTTCAACTCACAATATTGTCTAGGTGCTTGTATCACTGGAACATGAGTAGGGACATAAACAACTTGTGGTTGTTGATGCACAATAACTGGTTGCGGTTGTTGCTGTTGTCCTGCACGATGAAGTTGCTGCACAACCCAAAGTCCTGCTACACCAGTCAAGATACCCTGCTCACGATCTCCCCATGCCATGGCTGGTGTAGCAATGGTACTGGCGATCAACAAACTTGCAATAACTTTCTTCATTTGGAACTCCTTTTTAATCATCATAAGATAATTATACGCCATACTTGAATTAAAGTAAAGCGATTTCTTGTAATCCCTTTAGATCCGTAGGGGATTACTTTAAAACAAAGCGATTTATGATCCTTCTCCACCATGGCTGGGCGACTTGTAACTTCATTACTGGTCGGCTCCAGCCACGGATTTTTTTGTTGTTTCCTTCTTTGCAAGGGGAGCAACAAACCCTACTCCTTCAGCTACCTTTCGGGTGATCTTGGGATATAACTTGTGTAAGGTCTGATCCTTTACTGCAATCAACATCTTAGCTTCGGTTGGGTGAACACCTTCAAGCATGGAGACAAAAAGACTTTCTCTCTTGATTGGTTTCAAATCTGCTCGACAGAACACATAGAGACGACGCAACTCATTGTATAAATTTGTTGGGGTCATACCCAGTGGCTCAGCTGCTGCTTTGAATGGTGGTGCATCTTCAGGAAGAAGCATCTTTTTTTCTGGATCGAATGCGTACTCAAAAATCAGTCTGATGGCAGCATCGTCTTTATACTTCGCAATGGTGCTTGGATCTGCATTGATTTCATCCATCACTTGTGGTATATATTTTCTCATTAAAAATCCTCTAGTTCGTCAAGTAGTAATCGGCAACGATTTTCAATCAGGTAATTCATGATAGTCATCTTGTCGCCAGTTGGCTTTGTATTTATGTAACTTTGAACAATCTCTCCACGAACATCATCTGGGATATGATCAAAGTCAACCAACACCGTATTACGCTGCCAGTTGCGACGCTCATCATCATTCTTACAAGCAAGGAAACCATTATCAATGAATTCCTGCAGTCGCTTGGCAGTTACAACTCGCTGTCTTTCTCCAATGACAAACACGTCATCTTTGGACATGATGTTTGGAATGCCATCACCAGAGTCACCCTTGACAATATGCTCTATCTTGTACTCAATGATTTCTCGTTGAGTTGCAGTAACATACTTCTTCTGCATGGGTGACCACTGCTTTACGTTTGGATACAACTGCAGCTGTTTGAAGTCTTTGTCGGAAGATAGGATAAGGATCTTTTGTGATTGCTCGACCAAACCTTCTTGAACAAGTTCGTTCTCTTGCGCATACTTTGTCAATGCTGCAATGATGTCATCTGCTTCGCATCGTTCAATGTGCATTACCTTGTATGGAAAATGCTTGGCTAAGTCTTGACGCATTTCGGACAGCGTATCAAAGATAAGTCCCCAGTCAAGATCTGATGCTTCACGTGCTTTCTTACGACCAGCTTTGTAGTTAGGAAAGAAGTCACGACGCCAGTACTTGCGTCCATCGCAACAGATTACAATCTGTCCGTATTCCTTGCCATACTTCTTCTTGAAAGACTTAATGGTAGAAAGAGTGACATGTCGAATCAAGTTCTTTACCTCAGCCTCATTACCCTTTAGCTCTCGTTGGAAAGTTAAGATGGCTGACAGTGCAACCTGTGAGTAGTCAACTAGAATCATACTGTTCCACCAAAGTAAGGGATTATATTTTCCAGTGATGGAATAAGTTTAGTCAAAGAGTTATCCAAATCTTCTGGATGTAGATACTGCCCTTCTTCAAGATGCAAGCGAACCTCTTCCTTGAGATACTTCAAGTGATCTTGCATTATAGCCACAGCAATACCATCAGCAACTTCATAAGGTATAGTTAAACCACGCATCAAAATGCCCCCAGTAAAATTGTTTCTTCATTTATGCGTCCATTGGGAACAGCAGGTTTCGTAGTCAAAGTCTTCATCTTGGCAGTCAGTGCACGCTTACCCAGCGACAACCCTTTGAAGAATTCTTCTGGCTTGCGTAGCGTAAATGCTTTTGACTCTTTGATGTCAAAGCCAATGATCGTAGTTCCCTTTACAGCAAGGGTAGTTCCTTCTGCACGGTATACGCCCACACGACGATACTTTGTATTGTAGAACCATACTTCGCTAGAACCGATAATGTTCGCTGGGCTAACAGACTTCAGATTCAACTCAGCAAATTCTCGCAGGTACTTCATACGAGCCACTTGTTTGGCAGCAGGGACTTCCTTGCGTTTACGTGGAGCACGATTTGCTTTGGCAGTCTGAACCATCTGATTACAGTCAGCGATGATGCCATCAACGAATTCAGCAAACCTTTTGAGTTCTCGTTTGGTAAAGTTGGAGTAACCTTCAACAAGTTGTTCGTCATCACCAGCAAGTGCAGCATGCAATTCATTGGATGTTTTAACAAACATATCACCAACACGTTTAGCGATTGGACCAGCGACTTGATTGGCCATTAGGTAGTTCTTGGCAGAGAAGTCACCTTTGCAACCAGCAAGCATAAAGTCGTCAATGGCTCCTTCGATTTCACCAGCAACATCATGCGCTTTGTCTTCCATGCGTTGTTGAATGGAGATTACGTTTGATGGCAACGCAGCTTTTGCAGCAGCAGCATCTTTCTTGTCTTGAACATCTTGGGATTTTTGACGCTTCTGGATCTGAGCCAACAGCTTCTCAGTCTTTTCGGTCAGGTGACGCATTTCATTTTCTTCAAGAACCGAACCACCTTCAATCATGCGAGCAAGAATACCTGCATGGCGAAAATGCTGTTCGTCAACTTTAAGCAACTCAACTGCTGCTTTCTTGTCGATCTTTGCGTAGTGGGTAATGAACCACTTCTTCTTTTCTTTGTCATCATGGTTGGTGTTGTAGTAATTCAACGCCATGATGAGATCTCGTTGATAGTGTGCGGGATCAAGTATCACTTCAACTCCCTTGGTCATGCGCTCAGTGCGAGCAATCAGCTGTTTACGTTTTGCAGTATTTGTCATAGGTCAAGACCTCCAAGTTATAATGTAATTATACTACAAAGCTGAATTAAAGGCAAGCGATATATTGTAATCCCCTACTGAACTGAGGGGATTACTTTCACTTACTTTTTGACAGTGACATTGCTCTTGAGGAACAACCCCAAAACTACCACTGCAAACCAAGTATCAAGTGCGTAGGGAATTGTCAAAACAGGGAACAGAGTGTTCACTGCCCAAATGGTCGCAAGTGGACCAACGATGATAAGTGCAATGACAATTGCAGCTACCGTTAGAATTCCAAAACCTTTAAGCCATTCCATCTTCACTCTCCTGAATTTCTTTAATGCGTTGTTCCAATACATTGATTGTAGTATTGAAGTGCCCAGTACCCTCTGTGTGAGGATCGTAGTAATACCTACGTAGGGTTTCTACTTCGTTCATGAGAACTGCCACGTATTCTTCTCTGCTTGTTTGATAAATGTTCATAGTGTAAACTCCACTTTAGTTACTGAATCCCAACGAAACGATCTCCACTCGGAGACTTCTGTATCAAAGACCCGAACAGCGGATCCAGAATACGTGGCACTGGTGTTTTCGTTTTTGGGAGCCTTTTCTGTAGGTATTCTTCCTTCATCGAGGGTACAGCGCATCGCTCTTTCGGTGCCATCTTTTTTGGTAAAAGTAACGCACAGATCTTTGATGTTTTCATCGTGTAAAACTCCGAGTGTCCAAGTTTTGAATTCTTCAAACTCTTTGTCATTTTTGAATACTGTTTGCATTATCGAATCTCACTTTCAGGTCATTAATAATTGGTTCAAAAAACTGTTTAAATTCACGTGGATCAAAGAACGATGTATGCCCACTATCAATTACCACATGCCCATGTTCATCAGTCAATTTGTTCTTGATGGTGAATTCAATGGTCTCGTAAGATTTACCCACATTATTTTCTTTGATGGTAATGGTCTTTAGCATACCAGCTTTGTAGAACTCATACTCTTTGTTCATAGATGTCCTTTTTATGTTTAGGTTGACGAATGTATTGTACCTTTGATTCCACCACACGCATTTTATACTTGGGTGTTCTCAAATCCCTTGCAACAGGATCTCTAGGTTTAGGTAAATTATACTTCGTTTTCATTTGCATCTCAAATTTAAGTGGAGTCTCTATTTAGTCATTATGTTTGCAAGCGCATCTTTTGCATCAGTCAGGTCTCCAAGATCTTCTTCTTGAGACTCAATGATAACCATACGCTGCAGCAGATCTGCTTCTTGTTGTAGTTCTTCATCCAAAGACTCATACCACTCAAAGTAATCTTCTTCGGTATCCAGATCCCACATGATGTTCAGCATGCGTTTCTGACGCTTGGTAAGACCAGTAATTGTAATCATGCAGCTTCCTTAAAGATGTTAGACCATGTCATCAGCTTATTCAGCTTTTCGTTCTTTGCAGTCATCACAGCAGATTCACTAACAATACCATTGTCAATCAACAGATCGATCATACACATGAGATCTCCGATTTCTTCCTCAAGATGCTCACGATTAGTTTGACCATTGTGTTCGTCATCTATACCGAACCGAAAAACCTTGCTGATTGCTTGGCTTACCTCGGCACATTCTTCTTGAGTGATCAACAGAATCTCACTGTCAATCGCATTCTTTTCCTTCATTGCTGCAAACTTATTCATTTGTTTCTACTTCTCCAAAAACTTGTCTCTCGGCTTCGGTCAACAACACATTTGCAAAATCTTGACAAAAAACATTAAACCAAAATTGGTTAAGTACTTCGTCTGGTGCACCTGCCTTCAATACCAGTGCTTTCAATTCATCATTCATATCAACCCCAATCTTTCTTATCACCAAATCGTTCATTAAATTCGTAACCCATGAAGTAAGCACGAATCTCAGCAATGCTCATATCTTTCGGCTCAACCCGAACACAACGATAAGTTCCTTCTGGATACCAATGTGGTTGTTGAGGGCGACTATAGTGAGAATCCGCAGCACCACGATCAAAGGGACTACCATGAGTGCGATCAAAAGTCTGACCACGATATTCAATTGTCTTATCAATAATCATTTCATTCATCTCCATAGTAACCATAATCTTCATCAGTACCGAAACCAGCAGACGCCATTGCGGAGTCATGATCACCATCCATAGAATCATCATATGATTCTGGATCGATTGTATCATACACCATTTGCAATGGAATATTCAACAAAGATGCAATACGTGCAGGAAGCAA